AATAATCTCTATCGGAATATGTTTCGTATCTGCAAGGCTGAGCTTTTGACAAAACCATTCAGGTGAATACATGGCGATGTTATAAAGATTCCACAGTTCATTCTTACCACGCGGTGTTGAGACCACCAGTAGGGACCCCCCGTTGTTGTTAATTATAGGTAATACAAACTTAAATGCATCGGAGTCAGCTAAAGCGAACTCGCTAAATACTACCATTCTGGGATTCGTTCCCACAAGAGCCGTGTCATAGCTATCACTCCCAATAATCTGGATGATACTACCATTAACTAAAGTAATCTTTTGTTCTTGTGAGTTAGTTGATCGTATAAGCGAAGGTGGAATAAAGTCCATGAAACGCATGCCATCATTAGTGATAGAATCCCATATAACTTTACGGCCTTGAGAGAATGTCGGTAGACAATACATATAGACACCTACTTTACGAACTGCTTGTCGTATCATCAAGTTCCAACAAACGATATCTTTGCCAGCCCGCCTAGGGCCACACCAGAAGCATTTTCTTAAATCCCCTATTTTCAAACGCATCGCAGGCTTCAAGTTGGAAACTTCTAGGAGTGAATTTATCGAGATGTATTTCGGTTGATACATTCATAGCCATCCTTATACTCATACGTATCTTTTAAATCTTTAATATATGCGTCACTATTATCTTGTGACATAAGACCATCTTCTACACCAGCTTGTGCAGTGAAAATCCCAAATGAAATCTTAAGACTCCTGTCCCAGCAAGGTTGGCAAGTACATTCTTTGTTCGACGCGTTCATATTTATCTTTCCATGATTTTTGAGTCTTCATTTGCTCATCCGATTCATTAAAGTTGTAAACCATTCCATAATATTATCAATATTGTGCCCACTCAAAAAATCAGACAAAGATTTACTATCAGAATCTGTAAAGTTAACAAATGAACCTTCTGAGTTAGTAGCCTTTATAATCATCCAATAGCAATCATATTTTGGTCTACCTTCAAGTACCTCATATTCAAATTCGAATTCCCATTCAGTATGAATTGATTGTAGATCTTTCAATAAATCATAAAGTTTTATTAAATTGTCTTTTGTGAATATCATTTCCTCATCCGATTCATTAAAGTTAGTAATGCGTGCTTATCTCCATGAACTTTCTCAGCTTCTTCCATAATCATGTGTGGACAGTCAGAAACTTTGAGTCGAACTTTAATATATTCAAGTTGTCTATCTATAACATGAAGGCGCTCAGTCAGAATATGCTTCGTGACGTCGCGCTCTCGTTCTATTTCTATAATTGCATGTCTATCTGCGTCTGCTTGCTGTGATGCCATCAAAGGTGTAATAACCAATAACAATAACAATTTCATAGCAGACTCCCATAGAATTAATTATTTATCATCGCTCATTTTTAGGCTTTCCCCACATTTTTTCCCACTTATCTTTATCCATACCTAGAAATTGCAAACAATCTTCAATCTGTTCTTTATCCATTTCAAGCATATCAGTTAGTTCAGTTTGCTTTTGTAGGTCATCAAGTTCTGGTTTAAACGGTTTGTTCATCCTCAGCCTCAACAATAATCTCTTTATTTTCACTCACATTATCTACATCAACACACTCAGATAATATAGCTGAAGTAATTAAGATTTCCTTGTTTTCACCCTCTTCATTTTTCGTGTTAAACATAATCCCATTGTCGATTGTGTAATTAAATGAGTTACCATCTTCTAACGTTAATGTATAAATATATTTTTTCATTTATTTTCCTTTATTTTCCTAGAGGTTGTTTCATTTTACAAGAGTTACAGCTACAACTAGACGCAATAAGCTTCTTTTCGATAGCTAGAGCTTGGTTTTTAATACAGAAAGCTACGAACTCAGATACATCTTTATCGAACAGCTGAACCGCAATATCGTGCGCGGGATGAATAACATCGTTTATAATCGTCAACATGTTACTCATTGTTTGTGCAGTTGCAATTTGAGCAGGCGTTTTATCTTTAATATTAGCATCTGTAATATCTAATGCTTTAAGTTCATGTGCCATAGCTGCCATATGCTGAAATGACAACGATAGCATATCAGAAACGATCATCTTTAAATGTGTGGCACTATTAGTCTTATGCATCCAAAACTCCTTTAAATCTTCAATTTTTTGTTCATCTCTCAACTTCTTTTGTAACTTAGTAAACAGTTTAAGTCCAGGAGGCTTAGTCATAGCTCTTCCCTTTTACATTAACTTTTACTTCTCGTTCTGTTGCTATATTTCTACGTATATTCGACGCTACTTCTTCAGGAGTTAACTTGGATGAAGATACAACTTCAACATCTTGATATTCACCTGACGGCGACGGAAATCTTTCTATAACTACCACTCGTGATTCTGACTTCTCAGCAACTGCAAGACGAGCAGCATTAGCTTTCTCAACTTCTTGTTGAAAGACATAATCATAAAACCCTAAAGTACGTTGAACGGTGCCGGCATCAAATTTCTTAAACAATGCTCCATTTTCACGTCGCGCCCCAATTCTTCGTTTTGCATAATCATGAGCAGCTTTCATTTCAGGGAACTTATGGCACCATGAATAAAATGTTTCTGTATTGTATCCACGAAAGTCATAAAAATCTGAAAGTCGAAGGGAAGTTTCAACATCGGCAAACTCTTTTAATCGCATTGCTTCTTGTTCGACAAATTTTTTTGTAGCTGGGTGAAACTTCATGGTATGTACCGAAAAGTACTCTTCTATTACGAGTGTATCGTCATTATAGACTTTTGGTTTTATGTCGCTTTTGTCATTGATGTTGGTATGTTTAGAGATTTTTCCCTTCATTTACTCCCCTTTTTTGTACTAGAGTTTAGTCACTGTAAAGATAGTTTTGGGATGTAATCCATATATCTTTTCAGCTGATATACTTGTTACAATTTTGTCATCAGTATATAAAGCTCCGGTGCAAATATCCATAACGTATTTAACCAAGTTATCTAAGTCTGGGCGTGCTTGATGTGGCTTATTCAATAACATTGATTGTTTCTTGGGACTATAAGATTGAGGTGCCTGGAATGTAAATGTTATTTCTAGGTGAATGGGTTCTTGATAAAGTGATCGTTTACCATGCTGCGATTTTATGCTTAAATAATCTATAAGCATCTGGGACTTCTGATCGTTATATACCTTACCCTTGGAGAAACGAGGTCGGTGTAATGGAACTGGAGCCCCAAGTATTTGATATTCTACCATGCTTCCATCTTTCCACGTGTTTTGTTGATCATTAAGTTTATATAGGGCACAGATGCTCGTTCAACTTGAGTCTTAAGTCGTTCAAACATAGCTAATCTTCGGTTTAAGTTTTCTTCCTTCATACACATAACTAGTCGTTCTTGCATAAGTGTTGGAGATATCTTACCGACATCGTGTGATATTGTTGGCTCTTGGCTAACTTCTTTGCGTGGTTTTTCCCAAGATTTATACATACTCTCCCTTTCTTCAAGTTTGTAATCCAAGTAATTTTGCCAACTCTGCTGAGGAATCATTTTTTATGTATACACTTCTTTCTATCAAATTCACCAAAATCATTGAAACAATATGTATCATTTTGATCATAGTCAACATGTTCTATTAAACTTTCATCATGTGAATTATATTCTACGCATTCTATGCTAAGCATGCAATTCCAACATAATGGAATTTCTTTACTTCCCCATCCAGCAGTTCGGCATATAATACAGCTTTTCATATGATCAATTGATTCTGGAAATTTACCTTTTCTAGTACTTAAAAATTTTTGTACATTGCCTAATTGATACTTTTTAAGCAAACAAAATCTTTTGTATTCGGGAAATATTTCAACGAATTTTAAAAAAATTGCCGATTTACCCATTATCTCTGATCGAGTTTGTTTTTTAGAAGCCATTGAACAATCCTTGTATAAAGTTAACTAATCCTATGTCTTGACTTGCTAACATTAACTTCTCTTCTTGTTCTTTTTTATACTGCTCATCTAGTAATTTCTGACGTACTTCGTAGAGATCATTCCTGCTTTGGTAGTATTTGTTCTCTTTTTGGGTTATTTGTTCTTGTATTCTTTGCTGCATTTTATTTTTTTTGCTTTTCTGCTTACGAGATATTGACTTAAATTTAGTTATAACTATTTTAGTTAATTCTTTAAAATATATAACTATATATGGTGTACAGTCACTCTTAGGAGCAGCCTTTGTTTTCCTGAAAAGATACAGTAATTTTAGCGATGGAAGTATATCTTTAAGCTTCCATGCCACAACAGGATCTTTAAGAAATGAAGTAAGTTTGTATTCACATGCTTGCTCATCACCATCTATAATAATGCGAGTTTTTTCAATTAATTTAAAATCAACAAGTTTATTAGTTAAAACATTAGTCCAACCACGCTTAATATTAGCATGATATCCTATTGTTGTTTGTGATGGATGAGAATTAACCCCATAAATAGCTACACTTTTTATTATGTAGTCTAAAACAGATATAATCGATAGTTCTCGATTGAACCATTCAGAGATAGTATCCACAATATCTTTATCGCATTGTAGATATTCTTTAGAAAAAGCTTGATTGTTTCTAACAGAAATGTTACGATTCATACATATAAAAAGCTTCGTGTGCTTTCCTCTTTATAGCGGTAGAACATGTTAATCTAAATCTCCTGGTCGGGATAAGGGTTAAAAAATTAAGACTCAGGGTAATTCCTGGGTCTTTTTCTAGATTATTTTTTACTTATTGGTTAATAAGTTATCAATAATGTATATAAATCTATTTAATAATCAAACTTTATCTAAAAACTTCATGTTCAAATATGCACCATCGTTACAATTAATATTGCCACAACAATTGTAATCAATCTTGCAATTAAAAACGCTACCATCTGTAAATAAAATATCTATCTCGTCAGGTAAGTCACCTTCCTTACGAAATATAAAATGTTCTATTGTTTTTCCATGTATAGATTCAAGAGATTTATAATCCATCATAACTCCAATGCGCTTACATCAATTCCCTTAGATATAGCAAAGTCCAATAACAACTTCATATACTTGGGCTTAGTCACACGACGTTGTTCTTTAAACGATTGATATGTATGGTAATGCATACCAAGATGTGCAGCGAATTCAACTGCGCCCATTCCCAATAAGAATCTCTGTAGTTCTATTTCTTTAATTAACTGTTGTAACGTCATTTATTCTCCTGATATTTTTCTTTATCATGCGCGCAATCACATTTACTATCGTCCACTCCAAATCCCGCCCAAGGAACTCTCATAGCGAAAATTATTCTATTTCTCTGCTCTTCAGTCATGTCTTGCAATGATTGAGGTAATTTAATTACTTTAGTTTCCATAATTTCTTCATCCATTTATTTTCCTTTATTCAAAATCCATTCACAATTATCAACACTAAAATCTCTACTATCATATATAAGGGCAAGCTTATATCCTTCTGGTCTAGGCCCCATATCTTCGTAAAAATTTATAAAAGAATTAACCCAACGATCACAAACTTTAATTCCTTTTTCTCCATACAAATAATAAGTGCTATATTTTGAGTCATAACAGCTTCTTTTCATGTTCCTCCAACTAAAATATTCAGGAGTGAAACACATTCCATGTTTAAATGACTTACAATGATCACATTGCAGAGAATTACCTAAAACAGCATGTTTTATTTCAGTTTCAAATATACGATTGCAGGAACATTTACAGAACCAAATTCCATATCCATTATTAGACTTTTCTATAACTTTCCATTTTCCATAGGAGACTTTTTTCTATCAGATCCATATTGTTTACAAAATTCACACATCACATTTTCGTAATCTATCTTATTACACGGATAACATAGACATTCCTCATCCTCATCCATGCACTCACACCAATATCCGCATGCAGGACATCCTGGTTGAAACATTTTATGCCATGCATCATCATAATTAAAACAATCACCGTAATCTTTACAGCAACAATGATTCTCAATATCAGACAAATTACAATGTTCTCTTGAACCCCCTCGCATATATACTTTCATGATGCTCCTATATAATTGATTTATAATATAAGTATATACCGCTTGACATTATATGTCAATACGTTATTATTAATATAGATAATAAGTTAAAACAGCAAACAAAGAAGTATTGTAAGTAAAACAAGGGATATGATATGTCAACAGAACTAAGAACCGGCGAATCAGTAGCAGATTATTGCAGACTATGTAAATGCTTGCTGACAGTAGATGAAGAATCAACATGTCAGTATTGTATTATCAATATGGGTAAATAATATGTTTATAGAAGTTATGTTAGTACTTATATTTTTAGCGATTTGGGAAGTTTAAAAAGGGATAGTCATTTGAATACAACAATTTATTCAGCAACGCCTATTGGTATTAATGCTCATATCGTCAATGTTGAGGTAGATGTATCAGATGAAAGACGAGGGTTTTTCATTGTTGGTTTACCTGACATTACGATTAGAGAAAGTGGCAAACGAATCACTACTGCATTAAAGAGTTCAAATATCATCGTAGAGCAATCTTCTATTTCAGTTAACTTAGCACCAGCTGGGTTGCGAAAAGAAGGCGCATTATTCGATCTTGCTATTGCAATGGGCATACTTCAATCCATTGGTCATCTACATATGAGCAAACAGTTCATTGATGAAACGTTATTTGTAGGTGAACTATCATTTGATGGATCAATTAAATCTATTAACGGTGCACTTGTTATAGCTAATGATGCATTGCGACTCAAAAAGAAGCGTATTATTTTACCGGAAGATAATGCTCATGAAGCAGCTCTTTCTCCAGATATTGAAATAATTGGCGTTAAAAGCATTCAACATCTCATTCGTTACCTGAAAAATGAAATAAAAATAGATTCAACGGTCACCAATATCGATGAATATTCAGAAGTAACAAACTCAACAATAGATTTCAGTGACGTTAAGGGTCAATATGGCGCAAAGCGAGCTCTTCAAATAGCAGCAGCTGGTAGACATAACATTCTTTTCAGCGGACCTCCTGGATCTGGTAAGACAATGTTAGCTAAACGACTACCAACTATCATGCCCGCTATGAGTTTTAATGAGATTATTCAAACCACAAAGATATATTCCATAAGTGGTAACTTAAACAAACGATCATTAATCACTGAACGTCCATTTAGAAGTCCACATCATTCATCATCAACTCCAAGTCTATTAGGCGGTGGACAATCTCCTAAACCTGGTGAATTAAGCCTTGCTCATAATGGAATATTGTTTCTAGATGAATTATTAGAGTTTAAACAATCAACCTTGGAATCATTACGACAACCATTGGAAAGTGGTATCACTGATATATCCCGCGTTAACTATAACGTTTCATATCCATGCGATTTCTTATTAGTTGCAGCGTTGAATCCATGTCCTTGTGGCTATTTTGGTGATAAGAATACGCCATGTAAATGTTCATCAACTATTATCAAGCGTTATCGAGATAAATTATCTGGCCCTTTAGCTGATCGAATTGATATTAAAGTTGTTGTTGAAGGTGTTACCTATGATGAATCTCAAGAAGTAAAAAAAGATACTACTTTATCATCGTATGTTTTATATGATGGCGTAGAAAAAGCTTTAGATATGCAATATAAACGCTTTAATAGCAAAGATAAATCCAATAGCAAGATACAAGCTCATGAAGTAGAACTTTATTGTAAAACAACTCAAGAAGCTCAAGAATTGCTTAAGATGGCATTTACTAAGATGAATATGAGCATGCGTACGTATCATAAAGTCCTTAAAGTTGCTCGCACTATAGCTGATATAGATCAATCTGAGTTGATAGAAGTTCAACATATTAAAGAAGCAATCGTGTTTAAATCATGAATAATAATGATCCAATAAATATAAATAAACTTTTTGATGAGATTATTGAAGAAGAAGTTGTTATAAAGAAACAATCTAAATTACAACTAAAAGAACAACAACGATTACAAACTCTTTATGATTTAGATAAAGATAATATTGATGATGTCTTTGAACATATTATTAGTGAAGATAATTATGAGTTAGAGATAGAAAATCCTTATATTAATACGCAAATCGGAAATCGGCTTATTATTAAAATTGTAGGCAGAAATAAAAGGACTGAAATACTTTACGAGGCTGAATGCTTATTATGTAATAACACGTCTATTAGCACTATATATCAATTCAAGGAAAATAATAAAACATGCAAAAAATGCATTCAACTTCCATCAATTGGAGATAAATTTAATAAATGGACGATATTAGAAAGATCAAATGTTGTAGGAAAGGGAGTATTTTATGTATGTAAATGTGATTGTGGATTTATACAAAGTATAAAATTAGCATCATTAAACAATAAAAGTTCAACACAATGCCGTACATGCGGCTTTAAAAATAGATCTATAATATCTATAGATAAAAAATATAATGAATATATAGGAAAAAAGTTTGGAACCTTAACTATATTAGAATTTATTAGTAATTATAAATGTAGAAAAACATATGCTCGATGTATATGCGATTGTGGCCGAGATGTTTATAGAGTTCTATATAATATTATAAATAAAAACCAAACTACATGTTTTATATGCACATTTTCAGATACCTCAGAGGATCCCTATATAGGACAGAAGTTTGGTAAAAAAACTATAATAGAAGTTGTTAATAGGAAGAATATAACTATACAATGTGAATGTGGAAAAATATCTAAAAGTACCTATAAGGACCAATTAAGACACGTAGCTGAAAATCCAAATACAGCATGCACGCAATGCACAAGAAAAAGATTATTTCTTAATAGTGAATATTCAAAAATATATGTAGGCCAAAAGAATGGCGCGAGAACCATTATAGACACAACACTCATTTATAATAAATTTAAGCAGCCAACTGTTAAGGTAAAATGCGAATGTGGCACAGAAAGCATGGTTATATTACGTACATTTCTTAAACAAAAAAATAAGAAATGCCAGTCATGCTATAGCAAAAATGATAAAAGAAGAGTATTAAAAGATCGAGGCATAAATATAAAATTCAGATCCGGTAGGATTGGTGAAGTAATAAACAACTGGGAAATAATAGATTTTAGTGATGATAAACATGTAAGAGTAGTATATAAAATACAATGTAATTCTTGTGGAATCGCGTCTAATAGTAGGATTGATAATATTAAAAATAAAAAATGTAGTTCACAGTTCTGTAAAAACAAGGAATAAATGGAAAATGAAAAAATATTTTTACTATTTTCTATTTTATGCATATTAATATGGATTTTTATTACTATATGCCAATTAATATTTTTTATAACAGATGGTAAATTCATAAGATTATAGAAAGGAAATCATGATACTAGAATCTGAACAAAAAGATCAGTTATACACCGCATTAGCACAAGCACAAACAGAATTTCCAACAATCAGAGTCAATCGTAAAGCATTTAAAAATGAATATGCAGATCTTTATGCAATATTAAAGCATGTCTATCCAGTATTGAGCAAATATGGACTGAGTATTCGTCCATGGGGTGGTATGATTAATGGCGAACAATGGATTGGTGCTCGTCTCATGCATAAATCTGGCCAATACGAAACGAATGTGTTTAAGTTTGAGTCTGATCCATGTAAGAATCCAAACGATCAAGCATCGCATAAAAAACAAGGTGCTTTAACCTACTTCAATCGTAATCACATGAAGGATATGTTGGGAGTTCTAATTTCTGGAGATCCAGATGATGATGATGGACAAGGCGAAGCAACTTCAACACATGAAGAATCTCCATATATATCTCATGATGAATTATTTGTTATTCATGCTCAAATGAGTTATATAAAGAATGAAAGCGATCGAAAAGAATATGCTAAAAAGATTCAGGATCACTTCAAAATAGAAGACCTTGCTCATATTCCTAAAAAATCTTATAGTGCAACTTTGAATAACATCATCGAAAAAAGAATTCATTATAATAGTTTACAAAAATAATAGGTGAATTATGGATGCTGGAATGACGTTAATACGACGAAGTGAACCAACTAAGTTTGATCTAGCACCTTATGGAACTCAATACAAAGTTTTTGACCATGGTGATAATTACGATTTATATCTTCAAGTTGGTTATAATGAAGATCAACCACGTTGGGATTTACTAGGAAACTTCTCAGTTACAACACATCCAGAACTTCTTAAAGAGCTTATAGAAGGACGTTTAAGAAAACATAGCCATTCTGATTAATTTTTGTATACTATGTAGCATATTATTTCCCTAAAAAGAATTTATATAATACTACTGTTGGCCCACATGAAGAATTCTCCAAGTAATTCATGTGGGTTTTTCTATTTAAAAAAACTTACATGATCCATTAATATACTTTTTTGTAATTCTTTCATCTTCTTCTGAATCATTAATGAACTCATCAAACGCACCCGTAATGTATCGGGTATCATGACAGGACTACGACCCATAATAGCCCCAGACTTTCTAGCTTTATGTAATACGGGCAATAAGGTTCCAATATGGGATAAAGATACTTTATTTCCCACGCATAGTTCATCAAATATAATTTCCATAACAGCGGTAACTATATCGTTCGATAAGTTTTTACGCATATTCATTTTGATTGCCAATTTCTCAACTAAGTCTTTCTTGATAACTTTCATACGATTCATCCCTTAATAAAGATCTCAATAAAGATCGATTAATATATTTCGTAAATGTAATATTTCTATTAGTCGCACATTCTTTAAGCCGTTCATATAATTCTGGCGTAATCTCGACCCAAAGCTTCTTTAGCCTTCTTTCTCTTTTAGCAATCATATTACTCCATTTTTAGGTGTACACAAAGTTTTGATATAACATAGCGAAACTATCAATCATTTGACTACACTCTCCTCAAATATTAACAATCCTTTGAGGAGTTTTCCCATGGCATTAAATGCTATAAAAAATAGTTTGGCGTATGGTTTTAATAATGCACTTCAGAATTTGAGTCCATTACCTATCGTGGCAAAAAGAGTTCCAAGCTCAACAGACGTTGCTGAAATCGGTACATATTGGATCTATGATAATGAAGTATGGATGTTTACATCATCGGCTAACTGGACACAACTTGCTGCAGCTGGCAATGAAGGAACATTTACTGAACTAACTGTTAATGGTATTTCAGCACTTAATGGCGCTCTTACTGTAGCTTCTGGAACTGGGGCTATCAATATTTCAGCTGATGCAGCTGCAACGACTGTCAATCTTGCTACAGGCGCTGGGGTAAAAGCATTAACTATAGGTTCAACACATACTTCATCAGCAACTACGATCAATTCTGGTACAGGTGGTCTAGTTTTAAATTCAAATGGTACAGGTAATATTCTTATTACTGCTGATAATGTTCTAGGTTCTTCATATACATTTACACAAAATGTTCGAGTTGGTAGTCAATCTATTGCTATTATTTCAAATATTACAGTGAGCGCTTCAATTGTTATTACGATGACAAATAGTTTTCTTGCAAGTCTTTCGACTCCAGTACTTTGTACGGTAACTTCAAGCACAAGTGGAACAGCCGGTGGTTACTTACAAGTCAACGGTATCATCAACGGTTTGGGCGGTGAGACATTAACTATTTATTGTACAAATGTCGGAACGCAAACAATTTCAGGTGGTGTAAGTAATGTTATTGTTACATTTATGATTCTTGAGTAAGGAATATTATGTCTAATGCTCAATCAATACGATTAGCAGCGATTGAAGTTCAGGCTGTAGCTTATAGCGATCTTACCGGCTCTTTTGTCGCTATGGGCGCAGCTATGCCTGAACCTATTCGTATCCTAAAAGTAAATAATACGACCGATTCTGATATCTATATTTCATTTGATGGTGTTACAGCTCACGATGTTATCGTGGCATCGACAGCTATGGTTATCGATGTCACAACAAATAAAAGCATTGAACAGGGTATGTTTCTTGCAACAGGAACGATTGTTTATGTTGAATATGTAAGCTCTCCGACATATGGAACTGTATATCTCAGTGCATATTACGCAGCATCAAACTAAAGGAGATAGATAATGTCTCAGATTACAAGTTTTGGTAAGGGAGGGACTCCACCAGGAACCCTCACTTATAATTATACAGCCGTTACAACAACTCCTTATGTTGTATTAGCTACTGATGAATTTCTTGGGGTTACGACAACCACACTTGCAATTACCATTAAATTACCTAATGCTCCTGCAGTTGGAAGGGTATTTATTGTAAAAGATGCTACAGGATTTGCATCAGTTCATAATATTACCGTAACCACAGTTGGTGGAACGGTGTTAATTGATCAAGCTGCCACGTATATAATGAATAGTTCTTCGGAAGCGACTAACTTTTTGTTTAATGGCACTAAATATTTAGCATTCTAAGGATAAAATATGGCATTCAAACAACTCTCACCGATTGCAATTATTGAAGGTGGAACGAATACCCAATCATTCGTTCACGCTTTTGGTGTTGCTTACTTTGACGGTGGGTCATTAAATAACGTTGATCCTGGAACGACTGGCTATGTATTGACCTCAAATGGTACATCAGCTCCTTCATTTCAGCCTGTATCATCAAGTGGTGGTATAACAACTATCGATGGAAATAGTGGTTCAGCTACTCCTTCAACTGGAGTTGTAACTATCAGTGGTGATGGAACTATTGTAGTTACCTCTGGATCTGGATCAACTCTTGGTATAACAACAACAGCAGCCAATACCATTACATCAAGTTCTGGTACAGCTACTGCAAGTTCAAATAATTTTACCGTAGTTGGTGCTAGTGGTATTACAACATCCGCTACGGGATCTACTCTAACGATTACTGGTTCTGGAAGTTCTGGGATTACGACGCTGGACGCGACGACTGGTTCTGCGACTGGAACGACGGTAACGTTGACAGGTGCTGGAGATATTACGACATCAGCAACAGGTTCGACAGTTACTTTAACTGGATCTGGAGCAACTTCATTAGTTTCCGGATCTGGAACAGCAACGGTGTCCAGCAATTCATTTACGATTGCTGGTGGAACTGGCATTACGACCAGTGCAAGTGGTTCAACAGTTACTATAACTGGATCTGGTGGAGGCGCTAGTTTTATTCCCGATGGATATACTATTTCTCAAAATATTACATCTACTGGAGCTGCGGTTGCAATTCCTGGTATTAATTCACTTCCCCAGGAAATTACTTCATATACTATTAGTGGAACTCAATATGTATCAGTACTAGATATTACTAGTAAAGCTATTAGAACATATTCATGGAATGGTACTACTTTTGTAAATTTATCATTATCAGATTCTACAGGAACTAGTCCATATGGTATTACTTCATATACTATTTCAGGAACTCCATACTTATCGGTAACTAATAATGGAGATAATAATTTTAGTACATTCGCATGGAATGGTAGTGACTTTATAGATATTGGAAGTTATCCTGCTACTGGATCTAATCCAACATATATTACTTCATATACTATTAGTGGTACTCCCTATATTTCTATAGTAAATCAGATCTCTAATACATTCAGTACCTATGCTTGGAGCGGAAGTGCTTTTGTATCTGTGGGCGCTCCTGTTGCTACTGGAGTAAGTCCAGCAGGTATTACTTCATATACTATTTCTGGAACTCACTATATATCAATAGCAAACAATGTTGCTAATACATTCAGTACATATTCTTGGAGTGGAAGTGCTTTTGTATCTATTGGTGCTGCAGTTGCTACAGGAGGTGGTCCACTTGGTATTACTTCATATATTATTAATACAAAGCAATATGTATCAATAACTAATAACAATGATAGTACGATATCTACATACGCTTGGAATGGAACTGCTTTTGCATCTATTGGAACCGCAGTTACTAATGGTCTAGGAGTTGGAGTATATGAAATTACTTCATATACTTTAAATGGATTACCTTATTTAGCGGTAACAGCAGGTCCTTCTACTTTAAATGTATTTACTACATTTGTATGGAATGGTTCTAAATTCATTGCTACAAATCAAGCAATTACTACAGGAACAACCCCTGAAGGTATAACTTCATATATTATTGGTGGAATCCAATATATTTCTGTAGTTAATAATGGCGATAATACATTTAGTACATTTTCATATCCCTCAGATATTATTTATGCAACAGGTAACTTTTTTGGAAGTATAGCAACTCAACCCCTTACTAGTAATTCTGTAACAGGCCAGTCAATTCCTACATCACTTTCGCCAGGTACTTCATATCAAAATATTAGTGGTTTTAATATGTTAGTTAATATATGTGTCACTGTAACGGCTTCTACTTCAGCAACTATTACTATAGGAGTAGGACCTTCAACAGGACCAGGAGTTAGTACAGTTATTCCAACATTTACGGTTGCTGGATCAACTAAATTTACTTTTAGTGCTGTAGTACCTAATAATTATTGGTTACTGGTCAACAAAACTGGGACTATTACTATAGGAAATATAAGTAGTTGGTCCTGCGCTATGTAAAGGAGACACTATGACAC